ATATGTATCAAATACTGATAAATTTTTTATTGGTATTCAAAATGCATTAAAAAAATCAGCTCAATCAACTAAATGGAAAATAGATATTGAGCCTAAGTTTCATGATAAAAAAATAGAAGGATTTTTCATATCTTTTAATAAAAAATTTTAAAACTTAATTTGTATTTAATCTTCATTTAATATGAGTTATGATATAAGCACAGAAAAAAATACATTATTTTTAGAAATTTTTGAGTAGGAAAATAAATGAGTCTAGTTTTATTTACATCAGATATACATATAGGTCATAAAAATATATGTTCTCACAGACCGGAGTTCAAAACACCAGAAGAGCACGACTTATTCATGATTAATAAAATACTAGATCTACCAAAGCGAACAGTTCTTTATATTCTTGGTGACTTTATATTTAAGGGACCGAAATACAAGGAATATATCGAGATGCTATCTAAAAAGAAGTGTCGAATTAAACTTATTATGGGTAATCATGACTCTCTAGACTTGTACAAAGAAGATATTTTTGAAATTCAATTACCACTATTTTGTTATAAAGGATATTGGTTAAGTCATGCTCCTATTCACCCTGATGAATTAAGAGGTAGAAAAGGTTGCATCCACGGACACTTACACAAAGAACGTGTTATGAGAAATAATTTCTTAGGTATAAGAAGAGAAGACGAAAGATATTTTAACGTGAATATAGATGTTAATAACTATGAGTTTGTTGATTTTAGCGATATAAAGGAATAATATGCAAAAATGTACAGTACAAATTTACCAATTGATGAATTTCTAAATGTAACTTATAAACTACTATTAAAAAAATGATAGAATTATTGAAATTCAGAAACGTATGAAAAATATAGCATCACTACCACTACAAAAAAGAGAAATATGAAAATATATCAAAAATTCTAAAAACAATAACACTTTTGCTTCAAGAAATTGATTATAATTCAGAAAATGGTAAAGAGTTCGCTGATTTACTAAATGATATAGGTCTTACTTTATCAGAAGGAATGAGTCCTTTTTTTCAGGACCTTGAATGTTTCATTGAAAGTATTTGGTTTTTTGGATCTTTTGGTATTTATTTCCTTTTATTTTACTATATACTATAATCTGGTAAAGGGTCCTCTGGATAATCAAAAACTATAATATTATCTATCCACTTATAAGTATGATGAGATATATTTGCTATACTTGTGGCTTCACTTCTATATCCATTTTGAATTTCTGTAGCGTCAGTTCCAATATAAATTAGTCCTAAGTCCTCTATTATTTTTATGATTTTATCAAGTTTAACTGTCAACTCTAAGTCACAAACTCTTCCTGACCTTTTATATCCATCTCCACCCCACTCTTCACAGTTTTTGCGTTTAACACCTATGATTATCATATAGTCACCATCACGATATTTTGAATTCTTAATATCGGCTCTGCTTCTTTTTTTGATTTTTACATCATATTTTTTAACACTTTTTCTAATTTGTTTTGCTAAGTCTTTTTTGAATATTTGTCAGACCAACTTTTCCTTCAATGAAATCTCTAAAGTTCCCCATTTTATCTCCTATTCTATTTATATACTATATTTATATACTATACTATTGCTATATTTAATAGTGAAGTTGCGTTGTGAGCATTACTTGTACCTTGTAATAAAGCAAGATATTGAGACCTTAAACTATCTGATATAAATTGATCAGCAGAATCATCTTTAGATGAATTACGATTACTTGCTTGAATTTGATTTAAGTACTTATTCATTTGCGCTGTAATGTTGTTTATGCCAAATATATCATTATTTGAAGATATGTTAAACATTTTGAACTCCTATACATCCTTGGGTTGTTTAAGATTGTATAACTCTTTAGTTATACTTTATTTATAGATTTAGCGTATATTTCAAAAAAATTAAGTATCTTTTAAGATATATTACTATATAATATATTATAAAAAGAAAAAGGGTTAATATGAAATTAGTAGAAACAAATTCAGGTCTCGGTTATGGTGAATATGCTTATTTTGTACATATAGCAGACAATACATATTTGTGCATTTTTGAAAATGATGATAGAGATAATTTCTGGAAGATGTATAGTGTTGGTAAAACATATGACTTAGAAGACTATGAACTTGATGTAGTAATACCAGAAAAACACCAAACAGTATTAAAAAAATCACCCCTATATGATACTTTTCTTTTCAATAACTTTTTAGACACTTTAAAGAAAATAAAATGAAAAATATCAGTACAAAAGTAAAAGAGTTAAAAGAATTAGTAAAACAGTTAAAAAGTTTCTTTTTATGGATACGCTCATAGAAATATAAGTACAAAAATAAAAAAGGATATAAAATGACATACACCGAAATAATTTTAATCGGAATAGTAATAAACTTATTAATGTTTATATTACTAAGTATAATATCTGTAATTTTAGCAATTATAGAGAATTATAATCTTGATAGTGTAAAAAAAGTATCAAATCAAATGATGTTATTAAAAAAAATGAGTGAATGGCGTTATGCTAGAGATAATGTAAAATCTATTCGTAAATACAAAGAATCTGTAATGATTATTTGCATACCATTTGCAAATGTTTTATATATTGCTATAGTAATATATAAAATGATAAACCAAGGATATAGTAATTATATGTATAATCGATTAGATAGAGAAATACAAGAATTTAAAGAAATGGATAAAAAATAAAATATTGTCCTGTTTTTAACTGTGATTGTTTAAACAGGTGTATAATCTTGTAATGATTATGCAGAAGATTAGTTATATGGTTCTATGTTATAAGTTTCAAACAATCTGAGTAATTTTTTAGATCGTCCAGTCTTTGGATACTCTGGGAATTTAGCTCTTTTACCGGAATTTAAATATTCTTTTTTGAGTTTATTATACTGTCTTTTAGATATTTTTGGTTTTCTAGGAACTTCTGAAGGATGTACATAGTAAGTACCACTGTCATTGTATACACCATCTTCTAGGTAATCAGCAAGTCTTCTAAGAAATTCAGGTAAAGGACAATAATCTTACCTTCTATTATATAAATAACTATAAAAGTAGAAGGTAAAATGTGGTATTATAAAGAAGAAGAATTTACAGAAGATATAACCAAATATGAAGCTTTTGTTTATCTGATAACTAGATTAAAAAATGATGAAGAAAAGCCAAAATATTATATAGGTAAAAAAGTGTTTTGGAATAAATATAAAATAAAACAGACGGGTTCGACTCGAAAAAAAATTATGAAAAAGGAGTCTGATTGGTTTGACTATTACGGTTCTTCTGAATGGTTAAACGAAACTATAAAATTAGAGGGTAGAGAAAATTTTAAAAGAGAGATTATACATCTATGTAAAACTAGGGGTGAGTCAACTATTTTAGAAGCTAAAGAACAGCTATTTAATAATGTACTGTCAAAAAAATATGAAAATGGTGTAAAAATATTTTATAATAAACAAATACTAGGTAAATATACAAGAGAATATTTTTCTGAAGATGAGTTATTAGAAATACAATCAACTGAAAATACAATGAATAATACAGGTAATATATGGATTACAAATGGCAAAGAAAGTAAGCAAATTCGAGATACCGACAATATACCAGATGGTTGGAAACAGGGATATCATTATGGTAAAAATTTTTGTTGGATTAACAATGGCCAAATAGATAAAAAAATACCAAGAATTGATATCAACTCATTCGAGTATAGAAATTGGTTTACTGGTAGAGTAAAAGCCAATAATAAAAATAAAATAGCGGTTAATAAGAATAATGTTGTTATATATATACATAAAAACGAACTTGAACTCTATATTAAAGGTGGGTGGGTAAAAGGTGGAATTTTTAAAAGTTTAAAAGAAAGAAATAAATTATATGTGTGTTGTGATGAAATAAAGAAACAAAAATTAATTAAAAATGACGAAGTCTGTGATTTTTTATCAAAAAATCCAAGTTGGCGAGTTGGTCAATTTAAAAGAGGTAATTTCACAACTTCTAAAATGGTACCAGCTATTAATATAAAAACACATGAAAAAATAATGGTTTCAGTAGATGAATATAAAAATAATAATTTATACACAAGCGCAAAAACAAAAAAAGTTAAAGTCAAAAAAGGAAATAGAATATTTTTTCAAGGGTATCTAACACAGTTTTTTAAAGAAACTGGTTTACCTGAAAGCCCATTTCGAAAAAAAATCCGCGAAGGTGATAATTCTATTATTGTTATAACGAAAGGAAAAAATAAATTTTTAAATAATGGTAAATGGTCTATAAGAGAAGTGTAGATTTTAGCTTATGTACGTGATCTAGTACCATTTAATCAAGCAATGGGTATTTTTTATCATTCATAAGCCAGAGCTTTTCTTTTAGTATTTTTATATCGGACTGCTTTAGATTTTCTAACACGAAAAAGACCTTTTTATATATTTATAACAATAATAAAATGACAAAAATACCTATTATATTTTTAAGTTTATGGTTATTGTGCTATTATAAAATTATAACAAAGGAATAAAATGATAGACGAAAATACATCAGATGGTTATCACACATTTAAGGAGTTGTACGAACATCGTATGGCTCTTACAAGCGCTTTAACAAGACACGTAAAAGCATATAGAAGTTTAAAGCACAATGATGGAACAATGTTCAATGATATGTTCATTGTAATGTTTTATATAGCTGATAAACAATGCTCTTATCATTATTCAATAAAAGATTGGGAGTACTTTAATCATCTTGAGATTAGAGAGTTTGCTGAAGAATGGAACGGACATAGTAGCGACGATGTTATAAATACATTATTAGAAAAGGATACAAATGATATTTAACATAAGTACAATTATCATAACCTTAGGTGCAGTTTTAGTTATAGTATATACAGTTGATAGATATTTAAAAGGAATATAATGAAAATAATCTTAAGACAAGAAGATCTTATTAAAATGGTTAAAAAACAAATTAAGAGTATAATAGGTAATCAGAATATAAAAATAGAATTTCGATCTTTAAATAGTATAATAGATGATTTAACAGTCCAAATGGGAATACCTTTTGAACATATAGAGCTGGTAGATTCACCAAATGATTTTACAGTAACAAAAGGTGTCATAAAATATTGAAATATAGTTATCCTCAGATAGTTTTTCAAGAAGTACCAGATGAAATATCATTAGCATTAAGTATTTCTGGATGTAACTTGTATTGTAAGGGGTGTCATTCTAGTGAAACATGGGATCCTGAATTTGGTAAAATCCTGGATAAACGAGAATTACTAAGACTTATAGAAGTAAATGATGGTATATCGTGTGTGTTATTTTACGGTGGTGAATGGAGTTTAACAGAATTAGTAGACCTTATAAAGGTCGTAAAGCTTCAAAATCTTAAGGTAGCTCTTTATACTGGACAAGAATTGGAATATTTTACTGTTGATTTTTTAAAACTGCTAGATTATATTAAGGTTGGTCCTTACATTGAAGAATTAGGACCTCTTAAAAAACCCACAACAAATCAAAAATTTATTAAATTTTAAGTACTTTTTTAAGTACTTTTATTATATAATATGTTATAAAAAAGGAATAAAATGAAAATATTTTACGGAATTTTAGCAGTTATAAGTGCTATAGCTATGATCATATCATCAGTTATAACACGAGCATGGTATGGTATTATAATCGTATTAAGCATCTTAAAGTTATTAGGATTAGTATATATACCATGGTTTGGAACAGTATTTGTCTTATCAGCAATAGGTACGGGTTTATGGGTTTTACTTATTGGTTTTATAGCAATAATTATAAACTTTATTATAACTACAGTATCTGTAATGAAATTGTCTGATGAATGATATAGAAAAACTCCAGGATTTTTTAAATAGAGGGTTGTTTTATCTACAAAGACAAAATAGTGATAGAGCAACTCAAAATCTTAAAATCGCTGGTGGATACTTAGAATCTTTAATAGTCAGTATAGAGAGAACAATATCTAGAAAATCTGATAGTACCAAAATAGATAAAAAGGAAAAAAATGGAAGATAATTGTAAAGCTGTGATACAAAAATATAAATAAAGTATATAAGAGGTTCTTAATATGCATACGCTCTTCGTTGGCTCGTATGCATATTAAGAACAGCCAACGAAGCACTCTTATAAATTTATTATAGGAGTACAAACATGTACTACACAGTTTATAAAATAACAAACTTAACAAACAACAAGATCTATATAGGTGCTCATAAGACAAAGAATCTAGATGATGGTTATATGGGGTCTGGTAAATTCTAAAACAAGCTATTGAAAAAAGAGGATTAGATAATTTTAAAAAAGAAATCCTGTATTTTTTAGAATCGGAAGAGGAAATGTACAAAAAAGAAAAAGAACTTGTTACATTAGAGTTTGTTAAAAGAGATGATAATTATAATATAAAAGAAGGTGGTTATGGTGGTTGGTCTGGAAAAGTACCTGTAAAAGATAAAGATGGGAATGTATTTATGGTCTCTCCATCTGATACTAGATATTTATCGGGTGAATTCGTTGGTATAGCAAAAGATAAATTAAATGTTAAAGATAAAGATGGTAATAAGTATTATGTGAACACAGACGATCCAAGATATTTATCAGGTGAATTAGTTTCTATTATGAAAGGTAAAGTAAATGTAAAAGATAAAAATGGTAATATTCACTGGGTTTCAACTGACGATCCAAGATATTTATCTGGTGAATTAGTTTCTATATCAAAACATAAAGTAACCGTAAAAGATAAAGATGGTGATACATCCCAGGTATCTATAGATGATCCGAGATATTTATCAGGTGAATTAGTTGGAATAGCAAAGGATAGAGTGAATGTTAAAGATAAAGATGGGGATACATTCCAAGTATCTATAGATGATCCGAGATATTTATCAGGTGAATTAGTTTCTACTAGTACAGGGAATCTAACAGTAAAAGATAAAGATGGGGATACATTCCAAGTATCCGTAGACGATCCTAGATATTTATCTGGTGAATTAGTAAGTATATCCAAAAATAAAGTAAATGTTAAAGATAAAGATGGGAATACATTCCAAGTATCCGTAGACGATCCTAGATATTTATCTGGTGAATTAATATCAGTAAATAAAGGTAAAGTTCAAATAAAGGATAAAGATGATTCTATAAAAACTATATCAGTAGATGACCCACGATACCTATCTGGTGAATTAGATTTTGTTTTCAAAGATACAGTAGTTGTGTTTAACCATAAAACACTAAAGAAAAAAAGAGTTAAAAAATACAAACTTAATGAATATTTAAATAAGGGGTGGATAAAAGCACATCTTAACAATATTCATAATCCTGAAACACACCAAGTAAAAGTAGTATTAAACCATGAATTAAATGAATATCTAAACAATAGTTGGAAAAGAGGTACTGGTAAAAATTTAAAATTTATTTACAATTCATTAACGAATGAAACAAAACAAGTCAATTCAGAACAAATAGATGAATATTTATCTAGAGGTTGGAAAAAAGGAACGGGTAGAAAAGGTAAAAAGAAGGTTATGCATCACCCCGATTATAACATTGATAAGCAAGTTAGTAAAGATCAAATCGATGAGTACTTAGCTAAAGGTTATATTTTAGGGGGTGTTAAAAGAAAACATAAAAAGGAAAATAATGGAAGATAATACTTGTATAGCATCACTGTACTGCGATACAAAAATAGATTTTACAAAGGAACCAATGTTTTTTGGCGCAGGTAAGAATTTACAGAGATATGATGTATTTGCGCATAAAGAATTTGATGATATAAACAAAACAATGCAGGGATTTTTTTGGAAACCAGAAGAAATTGACTTAAATAAGGACTCTATGGATGTTAAATCATCAGAGGAACATGAATTGTATATTTTAACATTTACTCTTCAGAAGTTAATTTTTCTAGATAGTATAATGGGTAGATCACCATTTAATACATTTGGGCAAGTTACATCAATTCCAGAATTAGAAGGTGCTATATTATGCTGGACGATGTTTGAAAGTATCCATTCACGATCTTACTCTTGGATTCTCCAGAATTGTTATCCAGACCCATCTATAGTGTTTGATGAGATATATGACTTAAAAGAAATTAAAGCAATAGCAGAATTTATATCAAGATATTACAACGATTTCTACAAAGATGTTACTGAATATCAATACAATGCTCAAAGAGATTCTCTAACAGAAGATATTAAAAATAAGACAAAATTATCACTACTAAAACTACTTATGACTGTGAACTGCTTAGAGGGTATAGAGTTCTTATCAGGTTTTTCAGGTGTATGGGGTTTAACTGAAGCTAAAGGTATATTTCCGGGAAATACAAAAATTCTTCAACTTATTGCTAGAGATGAATTACAACATCTTAGACTTACACAAAATATTAACAGAATACTAAGAGACGACGAATCTGAGGGTTTCAAAGAATTGTGGCTTAACAGTGCTACTGATTTTTACAATATATATTGGGAATCAGTTCAATTAGAAGAAAAGTTTATAGATAAGTTGTACTCAAAAGGTTCAGTAATTGGAATGAATGCTGAAATAGCTAAAGATTACTTATACTATGTAGCTAATAAACGATTAAAAACAGTCGGTCTAAAACCAATGTTTAAAAATGTAAAATCTAATCCAATTCCTTGGATTAATAAATATTATGATTTCGGTTCTACGCAAGGTGCACTCCAAGAAATTGAAGCCACCGACTATAAGATAGGTGGTATATTTTTTGATGATATCGATGAAGTATCACATCTACATGAATTAATTGGATTTAAAAATTAGTACAAAATATAAATGCAAAATTTGCAACCAAGAATTTAATAATAGAATAGATTTATCACGGCATATAAGATATGATCATAAAATTAAAATTTTAGATTATATGCTAAGATTTAAAAAAGAAACAGATGGTTTTTGTCTTGTATGTGGTGAACCTACAACATTTAGGGGTCTTATTGGATGGGCTAAATTTTGTAGAAATAGTAGGTGTTCTCAAGTACATGAGAGTACTAAAAATAAAAAGAAAGAAAATAGTCTAAAGAAGTACGGTACAGAACACCCTTCTCAATGTAAAGAAATACGCGATAAGACAGATAAAACAAATTTAGAAAAATATGGAAACAAGTGTTCTCTACAGTGTGAAGAAAATCAAGAAAAATCTAAGAAGACTAAATTAGAACGATATGGTAGCATGTACTATAACAATAGAGATAAATTTTTAGAAACAATGACACCTGATATGTTAAAATTAAAACATGAAAAAACAAAGAAGACTAAATTAGAACGATATGGTAGCATGTACTATAACAACAGATATAAATTTTTAGAAACAATGACACCTGAAAAATGGACTTCTGTAAAATTTAAAATGCAAAAAACAAAATTAGAAAAATATAACGATGTAGGATATAACAATATCAGCAAACAAAAAGAAACGATCTTAAATAAGTACGGAACTGATAACACAGGTAATAAACATATAAAGAACTTTAGTAAATTTAGAGATAAAAAATTTATACTTGAAAATTTTGTATATGATGGATATTTTGATAGAGATAAGTTTATGGAATACTTTAACTGTTCTTTATCACAAATATATAAAACAAAGGAACTTTTAGATATAAATGTACCAAACAAAACCACCAAATCTAAAATAGAAAAGGAAATATCAGAGTTTATACCCGGTTCTAGAGTAAATGATAGATATACAATACAACCGAAAGAAATAGATGTTTATTCTGAAAAATATAAACTTGGTATTGAGTACGATGGTCTTATGTGGCATTCATTTGGTATTTCTAGCTATAGACAATTTAACAACTATGAATCTGAAAATACTGATAAAAATAAACACATAGAAAAAACAGAATTATGTGAAGCAAAGGGTATTCAATTGTTTCATATTTTTGAAAATGAGTGGCTAAACAGTAAAAAATCTATATGGGTATCAATGATACACAATAAATTACATAAAAGTACTCGAGTACATGCTAGAAAATGCTACATACAAGAAATACCTGATAAAACATCTAAAGAATTTTTAGATCAAAATCACCTTGAAGGTTATGCAAAGTCAGATATAAACATAGGTCTATTTTATAACAACGAACTATATCAAGTTATGACATTTAAGAGAAATCAAAATGAGTATGAACTTCTCAGATTCTGTTCTAGAATAAATCATGTAGTAGTAGGTGGTTTATCTAAATTATTAAAGTATTTTGAACAAAATTATAAACCAGAATCTATTATTAGTTATGCTAATAGAAGATGGTCGCAAGGACGTGTATATGAAATAATGGGATTTAGTCTTAAAACAATAGTAAAACCGAGATATTTCTACTTTAACAATAAAAATATCTTAGAAAAAGAAACAAAAAATATGTACTTAAAAGGATACCGAAAAATATATGATTGTGGTTATTTGCTATATATAAAAAGATATAAATATTCTAAAAGAGGATATAATGTTTCAGAGTTTTGATGATATAGCAAAATATTATAATACAGAAGAAAGACCGCAAACTAAAGGTGATTTGATAGAGCTAGTATTAGCTAAATTTTTAAATGATAACGAGTTAGTTCTAATGGTAAATATTTCTAGTTCTTTTTCTAAAAATATTCTTCTGGTAATAAAAACTCTAGGTAAAGTACAAAATATTGTAGACACCGGTGTAGCATATAATGAAATAGATAAACTAACACCTGAATTATTAAACAGTTCTGCTATACGATTAGCAAAGAAACATAAAATTAATGATATGCTGGATATACTAATAAAATTAAAAAGTTTAAGAAAATTTATAAAAATACAAAATCTAAAAAATAAGCTAAAATAAAGGAATTGAATGAATATAATATCAACAATACCAGAGTCTGATGTACAAGTAATAAAGTCAGATGGTAGAATTGAAAAATGGGACCCAGATAAAATCTACAAATTTGTAAAGCTAGCTTGTACAAATACAAATATAAATCCATCACAGGTTCTTATGGATCTAAATGTCAAGATGACAAAAAGAATGAAATCAGCTGATATTCAAGACAATCTCATAAAGTCAGTACAGGATAAAATATCTGAAGAAGCACCCGATAATCAGATTGTAGCAGCTAGACTTCTAAATCAAAAAATCAGAAAGATTGTTTATAGTGAATACAACCCGTCTAATTTTCTAGAATCTGTGAAGCAAAGAGTAAAGAAAAAATACTACGATGAAAATATTTTTGAAATGTACTCAGAAAAAGAGATTCAAAGACTTGGTAAATCTATAAAGTACAATAAAGATGATAAATTCACTTATATTAGTCTTTTACAGTTCAGTAAAAAATTACTCCTACGAAATAGAAATGGTGATCCAATTGAAACACCCCAAGAAGCAATGATGCTAATGTCAATGTACATGATGGGAAAAGAGAAATCTAAAATATCTAAAGCTAAGGATTTTTACAAATCATTATCGGACTTTGACATTCTTCTAAGTACACCTCCATCTGTAGGTATAAGAACACGATTGAGAATGTACAGTTCTTGTGCTGGTGTTATGGTTGGTGATAATGCAGAAGCAATAGGTAGATCATTTGAAGATATATACACTCTTACAATCAACAGAGCAGGTGTAGGATGTAACCCAGGACATATTAGAGGAATTGGTGCTAGTATTGATAATGGTAGAGAAACTCATACTGGTGTAATACCAATACTTAAAGTGCAAGAAAAGATATCATTATCAGCAATGCAACCAGGGTCATCAAGAGGTGGAGCGATTACTCAGTACTACCCCTTCTTTCATATAGAAATTGAAAACATACTTCAACTTAAGAATAACAAAGGTACTGATGATAATAGAATACGACAATCAGATCATGCTATTATATTTAATGATTTATTTATGGAAAGATTTTGGAACGATGAAGAGATAACATTATTTTTTATGAATGAAGTTGAAAATCTTTACGAGCACATTGGTATGGATGATTTTAAAGAACTATACGAGCACTTCGAAAATAAAAGAGGTATTCGTAAAGTTAAGGTAAAAGCAAGAGAAATTTACAAGAAATTCTGGATTGAGAGATTTAGTACTGGTAGAATTTATAAGATTAATGCTAATGAATTTCAAAATCATTCAGCATTTAATATACCTGTTTATAATTCAAATTTATGTTTGGCTGGTGATACAAAAGTACAGACTAAAGAAGGTACTAAAGAACTTAAAGATATTGAGATAGGTGATTATGTATTATCTTATAACACAAATACAAATAAAAAAGAATTCAAGAAAGTAACTAACTCAGCGCTCATGAGTAAATCAGCTGAAGTACTAGAAATAACAGATGAATCAGGTAATACTATAGTGTGTACACCAGATCATAAAATCTTTACAAAAAATAGAGGTTATGTGGAAGCTAGAAATTTGAAATCTAGTGATACTCTAAATATAAAGGATACTAATGAAGTTTAGAGATTATATAAATGAACTTAATGAAGAGTACGAACGTACTATAAGAATTATTAATATTAATACAGTAATGATAAATGACCAATATAATGAGTCAAAACAAGTAGGTACTATATATCATTTTACAGAACCAGCTTGGATAGAAAATATTATAAAAAATGGTAAATTAGAGCTAAATAATGAAAAATATGTATCCTTTACAAGAAATCCAAGTTTACCGGATATAGAGGGGTATTTTCATAAAGCACAATACTGTATTCGTTTAAGTTTTGATGGTAACAAAATGAGTAATAATCTTAAAATATCTCCTATAAAAGACTCTAAGTATAGTGACGAATCTGAAGAGGGTATTTTAAGAAAAGTAAGTCTAAGATATCTTAAACAAATTGACATAAAACCAAACACTGTTTACAATAAAAAAATGTTGGAATATATAATTGAATTATGTAAAAAACACAATATAAAATGTAATTTTACATCACACTGGAAGGTTATTAAATGATAAAGATTAGAAAATTAAAGAAAAAAATATCAGTATATGATATTACTGTAGAGGGTAATCATAACTTCTTTGCTAATGATATATTAGTTCACAACTGTACAGAAATTGGTTTACCAAGTTTTGAGTACTGTGATTATAACATAAAAATCAAGAAGAATTTCAAAGAAGCGATGGATTCACTGATAAACGAGATGGAGGTATCAGGGGGGTGGTTTAAGCTGTATGAGCATCTTAGATACGGTTTTAGTTTTGATAGTGATGATGCTAAAATATATAAATCATTCTTAGCAAAACCAAAAGATATAAAATCTAAAAACTATACAGACTACAACATAAACTTCTATGAGATATTTGCTTGTATTTTATCTGGTGTGAATCTATCTACTATGGGAACACCCGGTAACCCTAAAACTTACGAGAAAATTGTAAATACCGCAAGAAAAATAGTAAGATTCTTAGACAACCTTATAGACTATCAAGAGTACCCAATACCGGCTATGGAGCGTGCGGCGGTTAAACGAAGAGCGCTTGGTATATCGTTTTCTGGATTATTTCACTACCTAGCTAAAGGTGACTTAGATTATGGTACATTAGAAGCGAGGAATGAGATTCACAGAATAACGGAAGCTCTGTACTACGGATCTATAACAGAATCTATAGAGCTAGCTAAAGAAAGAGGTCGATGTCACTTCTTTAACGATACTAAGTATTCAGATGGGTTGCTAACTATAGATACGTGTAATAAGAACGTACACGAGCTAACAGATTGCGACTATATGTACGATTGGGATTTTATTAGAGAACAAGTCAAGGAACACGGAATGAGAAATTCTACACTTCTAACGATGGTACCAGCTTCTAACTCAGCGAGAATAGCAAATACATTATCTGGTATTGAACCTCCTCAAAATCTTGTAATAGAGATAGAAGATAAAAGAATACAAGGTAAAATGCTAATACCTGATGCTAAAAAATACAAAAAATTCTACACTAAAAATAATATGTGGGATATGAATATGAGCGGATACTATAAAGCTATAGCTATTATTCAAAAATTTTCAGATCAAAGTATATCTATAAATTCATATTATAACTACACTAAGTACAAAGATGAGATAATACCATTTAGTGAAATATTAGAAGATGATGAAGTCGCCAGAAAATTCGGTATAAAATCACACTATTACAATAAGACTAAAAGTGATAATCAATACAAAGAATCAAATGCTGAGGAGGGTTGTGAAGGTGGTGGATGTACACTATAAATAGGATATATAATGGATGACGATACAAAAACAGCTAAAGCTTTACTAGAAAGATACGCTGCTAATATTGAAAAATTAGAGTATCTCTTAGAAGCTGAGGATGATAGTGAATACATAGTACTATATAAAAATCTTATAATTGAAAATGATAAAAATATAGAAAAATTAAAAAAACAATACCCCGAATTGTTATTAAAATAAAAGGATAAAAATGGCAAGAGTAAAGCACAAAACAATAAAAAGTACACAATTTAATCCAATAGAAGATTTTCTATTTGTAAAACCTAAGTTACTTGATAAAGGTGAGTTGATACAAGATGGTTTAGTACTTCAAATGGAGCAAAATACGTCTGTAGTGGATAGACCAACTTTTGGAGAGGTAATAGCAGTAGGACCTGATGCAGATGAAGATTATCTACATAAAAATATTATATGGGTAGAGCAGGACGGTATAGATATTGAATTCCAGGACGGTGAATTTTTAGTGCTTCAGCAAAAATCTGTACTAGGTATAATTGATAGAGATGAGTAAAAATACCATGACAGGTAAAGCTGAATCTGTACAGTCTAAAATAGAAGCAATATCTAAGAAATTTGATATTGCTGAAACTATGATAATAGAAGATGTAGAAGAATTAGCTGAACCTGTACTAAAAAATAAAGAACAATATCATCCTATAGATGTTATGTCACTTGAGAATATGGTTGAAGATTTTAGATATTCACGAAAGGTGCTTAAGGAAACTATATCATACGGACGGAAAGTTCTTCAAAAACTAGCTTTAGATAGTTTAACAGAAAAGAAAATTAATACAATGGGTTTTGCGGAAATTTCTAACTCTTTAATACAAGGGATCAAGACACATAGCCAAATTTATAAAGATTTTAGTACTGTGCTAATAAATATTAAGAGTCTAAAAGAAGATACCCCGGATTCTAAAAAAGATACTGATTCTAAGCCTATTAGTACGATAGACTTAATACAGCAGCTCAAGGACGCTGATATTTAAAATGGCTTATAATAATGTAGTTTCTAAGTACGTGCTAAAAAACCCTGAAAAGTTTATAAAACCTAAAGATAACTATATGAAGTCTTATAATGAAAGTACTAATCAGGTGCTAGCTAAATCTAACTTAGAATTAAAAACCTTTATATATTTTGATATATCTGAGAGTACTACAAAATGGTCCTTAGAACCATTTGCTATAAAATATATATCACCTAAGGATAATAAAATACATCGATACTATCCCGACTGTTTTGTAGAAATAAAGAATGTTAAATTCTTAGTAGAAATCAAGTCTAGTAACGAGACAAAGCCTCCAAAAAAACCTAAGAATATAACAGTTAAATCTAAACGAAATTATAATAAAGCATTGCAAACTTTTGCTATAAATCAAGCTAAGTGGAAAGCTGCTAAAGAATTTTGTGATACAAATAAACTGAGGTTTATAATAGTTACTGAAAAGCAACTAGATGCTATAAAAAGTGTTTAAGATGGTTTTTCTAGATATATGTTCGGTATTTTAAAGACTTGTTCTTTAGAATTTTTGACAATCGTTATCTTGTCATCTCTAGAAAGTATCTTTAGCTTTTCTTTCGTATCTTTTATTCTTATATATTTAATCTTTTCTTTAGCCATTAAAATCTCCCAAATACTGAATCTGCTGGTGCTATTACTGTTTTATCTGTATCACTATCTAACTCTTTTGTTGCTTCATTTTCTACAGTTATATCTTTCTGTATTAACTCATCAAAATATGAATCAAGCTCTTTGTATGACCCTGGTTGAACTTCTTCTGCATCCATATCTTTTATATTATCTGTTAATTTTCTATCATAACTTTTCATAGTCAGTTCATATACATTTTTTATATCAGGTTCTGTAAATAAATTATTAATACCGGGAACCATAAAATCTACATTAGTAATTTCCATTACTCTGTTGTTTGGTAATATTACCAAATTTGATTGTAATTTTTTAACAGGAGAATCTACATTATCAGTGCGACCAGGTTCGTTATTCTCGTGTTGTACTTCGAATACCCTGTCTATATCTTCTCTAGATACAAACATATGTATTGATTCTACATTCTGCATACCGAAGTCAGAAAAAAATCCTTGTTCGTGATTTTCAAATCCTTCTGATTGTTCTGGCATCATATATAAATCGTATACTTTACCTTTTTGTACCTTTATAGACTGAAAATCCCCAAATACAGTACTATCATAATTTATCTTGTCTGTTAGTAGTAACTTAGTTAGTACCCCATAAAGCGATATGAGTTCTTGGGTTAAGGAACTTTGTAACGAATAATCTTGTAATTGTGTTATATTGAAGTTCATATTACCTCATTTTTAAATATTTATATTTCGATTTTAACAACATAATATAAAATTATTTTAAATATTTATATAAATCCAATATAAATAATATAAATAAATATAAAGGGTATAAACAGATGTATAT